TTACTATTGACGAGTATAATGACGTATTTTTCTTATATGATGTCTTTAATAATGCAAATGGTAAATTTGAAAGAATCCAAGTTGGTAAAATTCCTCTTGGAGATACAAATGCAACTTATACGAATCAGCAAGGTGCTACATTACCAAAACCTTGGTTATTCCGTAAATCATTAACTCCTCAAGGAAATTACGTCTCTATTAAGAATACTGGTCTACATGTCGATGTATTTGGAGATGTTGTCATAACTGCTGCCATAGATTATGACGAAGACAGAAAAACTAATATTGTATCTTCACTTAAGTATGATGGCACAATAAAAGCAGAATCATTAATAGAAACAACTGATTCTGTTGGACAAGTTGGTAAGACATCTACAGTTGATAATTCTGGTGATATTATCACTATTGCTGAAAGATTGATTCCTAATCAACTTGCAGTCTATAGATTCGATGATAGTGCTGATTTAGACTATGATACAACTAAACAGACTATATCTACTCTTACAATTCAAACACCTGCCGATGCTGAGGTAGATACATCATATTATAAGTATGGCACTGGATCACTCAAATTCCAAGCAGCAAACCGTGCTACTGCATCTGGTTTAGCATGGGAAGGTCAAGACTGGACTACTGCAGCATGGTTTAGTATGAATACCACTGCATATGCAGCAGGTAATACTCCACACTTCTTTGACACTGTTGAAGTGAATGGCACCTCTGGTGTTTCTGCATACCTTATGGGTATCGCATCCGATCCTAACTTCGGTAAAATTATTCTTGAAGTAAATGGTAGTGTAGTTGCTTCTTCTACAGAGACTACTTACTGGGGCAACTTTGCTGCTGCAGCATGGCATCATATTGCACTTGTTAAAGAAAACACTGGATCAGGTGTATGGGAAATCAATGTTTACTATGATGGCACACTTGCAGTTACATATCAAACTCTAATTGACGTTAATATGGCGTCTGTTGGATTAGGTGGCACTGATCCATCAGTTGCAACTAAGGCATTTATTGGTCATATTGACGATTGGATTATATCTAAACTTGATGAGTTTCAGTCAACCTTTACTCCTCCTACAACCAAATACCCACTATCACATGAAATCAGTGACGTGGTTGCTGTTAAGATTGACAGAGCACATACTTCTGGAAGAGGCACATATACATTAACTACACCTACTAACTATTCTAATCTTACTATCAGTGAGTGGACAACTGGCACATGGTCAGATGCAGGTTTACCTTCTATTGATCAGTGGGATGTCGGAGCAGGTGGTCTACAACTACTTGACTTCTCAGATTCGCCCAGTGTATACACACCAGTACAAACGTACACATGGACAAACAACAGAGAGCAGTTTGCATCTAAGTCCTCTACTATACCTGTTAAGAATGGTCAGAAGATGTTTGTTACTGCAAACGTTGTGCCCAAATTCTATATTAAAGATGCAACTTACAGTAAGATTGATAACATTCTTGAATATACTCTTAACCAAGATGTTAAGTTTACTAAAGGTGCAATCCTTCAGCAATACAATGCTCTTGGTGTAGTCCAAGCATACGGCACGATTGTAGAAACTCCTGTAGGCACTACAACAAATCCTGGTCTAGGTAATAAGTATAAGATTGGTAAGATCTTCGGCACATTCAATACTACTGATCTATTAAGATCTACAGAAGCAACAGATATAAACATAATACCTGAGCAAACATTTATTGGTGTTGAGGCAGAAAATATTTGGGTCACAGGCACTGCATATGCTACTGCTGACAGAGTATACTATGCTAAGAAAATATATGAGGCACAGTCAGGTGGCACATCTGGTGTAACTCCTCCAACACACACCACTGGTGCTGTAAGTGACGGTGCTGTTACATGGGTGTTTATTAGAAATGCAGGTGAGTTTGATATTGACATTCAAACTGAGCCATACCCCAAACCTCAATACAGAGGAATGGATATGGATCGTTGGGATCAAGGAGTTAATTTCCCTGTAGGATATCAAGTTTATTGGCAGCGTAACATATATGAAGTAACAGTTGCAGGTACATCAGGTAATATTGCACCAGTACATACAACTGGCACAGCATCTGATGGTGGCGTAACATGGGAATGGAAATCTACAGAGCAACCACTATCTGACTATGCTAGATTCCAACAATACAGTGATGGACAATACTCAGTTAAGATTAGAAAGGTACAACCTGCATCATCTTACATACCTGGCGATGTTATTGCTATTAACTCTGGAAATATAGTTGTTGATGATGATGGCAATGATGCATATAAGATTGTTAAGGTAACTGGATTTGCATCTGTTAAAGAAGTTGAGTTAACTACAACTCTTAAGAAAGATATTAAGAAAGTTAGTGATGCAAGATCAGATCTTGTTTATGCAACATCTGTCACACCTCATAATTACAGAGCTAATGAAATTATATTTACTGAAGGATTTAATACTACAGAATACAACGGGTCATTCTTTATTCGTGAAGTATTTGGTAGTAGAGAATTTGTATTTGGACTAAGAAATACTGCTGCAGGTGATCCTGTATTCAATCAAAACAGTATAAGCAATGTTAATATATTTGCTAAACATCCATCTCTAACATTTATTAGAGAGCATCAATATGTCTTTGATGTTGGTGATGTATCTAACTTCGGTTACTATTTGTCATTTGCACAGGATAACCAGTATAAGTTGGAATACTCTTTCAATAATATTACTAGAGTTGGGACACCTGGTGTCCAAGCAGAAGGTCTAAGACCATATGTTAAATTCTCTGCTATTGGTAATGTAACTAATATTTCTTACTACTTTGATCCATCTAGGATTGGATCAATGTCTCCTGTTGGTGCAAATTCATTTATTGATATTATTAAGACACCTTATGATGGCACATTTACTATATCACAAATTGTCAATAATACTGAATTCAAATTCCCATTACTACTTGAGCCAGAAACCTCATCTGCTGAAGTCCAAGATGACGAAAACGGCAATCCATTCTCATTCTATTCAACAACGTCTGTAAAAGCAATAGGACCTATCAATACTATTAAACTAGTATCACCAGGTGGATTCTATCAGAAGTTACCTATTATATCTGATATTGCATCATTCAGACAGATTGAGCGTATTACTATAACCTCAGGAGGTACAGAATATCAACCTGGCGTTTACTATAACGTGCCTATCGATGGAGATGGTGAAGGTGGTTTAGCAACTATAACTGTTACTCTTGATGAAGAGATTGGATCAGGCACAATTTCAGATGTATCTGTTGCAGATCCAGGTAAAGGTTATACAACTGCAAGTATTGACGTTGATAGCATCACAGGTATCTTAGGACCTCAACTTGCAGGATCTGGTGCTGCATTAGCAGTTGTAATTCCTGATGAAGGTAGTGGTGCATCTGTATTCCTAACTGGTAGAAATATCGGTAAGATTAAGAGACTTAAAAACAATGAGTTTGGATTTGGATATTCACATGACTACACTCTACGTCCTGAGATTACATTCCCTGTTAACCTACAACTCTTTAATACTTCAATACTAACTGAGATTACCATAACTGATCCAGGTTCTGGTTATACATCTGCTCCTGCAGTTGTAATCGAAGGTGGTGGTGGATCAGGTGCTGAGGCAGAAGCGGTTATTAAAAACAATCGTTTGAATGAGATTCTTATTAAGAATCCAGGTCAAGGATATTCATCTGAGCCAACTGTAACTCTAAAATCAGAATTTAACTATGTTGTTAACTTAGATCTTAACTATCTACAGTTTAACTTCCCACATGGTATTACAACAGGTGCTGCTATTCAGTTGCGTGCTGATAGTATAGGATCTACAACTGGTATACTACCAAAACCAAGTAGTGCAGGTTTGACTCAATTAGTTGATGGTCAGATATACTATGCTATTGCTGATCAGTTAGAATCTGATCAATTACGCTTCGGATTAACGTTACAAGCCGCACAGTCTGGTGACTTTATCACCTTCCTAACACAGGGTGAGGGACGACAAACTCTCTTAACTGAGGTGTTTGGAGGTACTGCTACTGCTGTTGTTGCAACATCTAGATTCCTAGAAGGTGAGAAAATTTTCCAAGGTAATAGTCCTGAGCAAGCATCTGCAACAGGTTTTGTTTCTACTAACACTGGTTGGCAAATAGGTCCTAAGATTCTTAAGGTTGTTGATTACACAGGTAACTTTGTCCAAGGTGAAAAAGTATCAGGTGAGGTTTCTAAAGCATCTGGTATTATCGATAACTTGAGCATTGCTCGTGGTGTATTGAATATTGACTCAATTACACAAACACCTGGTAGATTCATCGATGATGTTGGTAAACCATCTGAGATTGTCCAGAAGATTCAAGATAGTTTCTTCTATCAGTCATTCTCTTATGTTATTACATCTGAGATTCCTATTACAAGATGGAAGAAGCAAGTATTAGACAACAACCATCCTACAGGATTTAAGATGTTTGGTCAGTTATCACTAACTGGTGGTAAGGACGTATCTGGTAGAAAGGTTGGCACAGAATTTATTAAAGAAGTTAATATTAATGAGTATACTAACGTAAACCAGATCACATCATTTGGTGCTGCTGAGCCAGTATATACTGACTACAACAATACAGAGGTATTATTCAGAAGTAGAAGATTAACATCATCTGAGGAAATCTTAACTTCTATCGTTAAGAAGATTGATGATATATCTGATGATTTCGATGGAATATTAAAATCATTCCCAATCACTGTAGAAGGTGAAGGTGTAATTGTTAAAGGTAATCAGTTGATGATTACATTGAATGGTGTTATCCAAGCACCTGGCACATCATATCAAATTGTTGGTAATCAGATTGTATTTGCTGAGCCACCAAAAGCAGCATCACAGGTTAGATATAGAGCTGTTAGATTTACAACTATACCAGTTTACAGAATTACATTAACAAACCCACAGGGTATATTCCCTGAGATGGGTCAGCAAGTTAATGGTGAGTCTTCTGATGCATATGCAACTGTTATTGACTCAGGGACATTCCATATTGATGTTATTAACATTACTGACGGACCTTTCACAGTCAGTGAAATAATTAAGAGGACAACATTATTCAATGCTGTTGTAGCAAGTGTAGATCTTATCAACACTGAAAGTCTCTTTAAATTCCAAGAGACAATCACTAACTTTGACGGTGACATAGCAATCATTGAAGAAACAAACCTTGATTCACAAGGTAATGCAACTGATGAATTACTCTTAAGTAAGACTTCAGGTACTTCAAGATATGAAACTGGTATCTTTGATATTAGATTGAATGAATATATCTACTCAAGTAATTCTAAGATTGTTGCTCAGATTACATTCATTAGTCCATATCTTGATCCTAATACTGGTCAACCTGTTGACACTCTAATCATTAACAGAGGATCTACATTCTTCGGTCTTATCTACGAAAGACTTGTTGCTATCCAGAATCCTAATGTCATACTTGATGATATTTCTCAGTCAAGTATTACACCAGTACAATTGTACGATCCAGATGCTAGAATCAATGAAGATTTCTTAGACTTTGAAGAAGTTAGAAGCACTGAGATTGAATACGATAATCTTTCTAGTGGCACATTTGCTAAAGGTGATGCTCTAAGAAACAAAGCAATATTCTATGCAAACCTTGTAGGTAATGCAGGTAACAGAGCAAATGACGGTGCTAGAAGTATTGGTAGAAATAGACAAGAAATTATTGACAGAGCAGAGCGTTGGGTTGCAGTAGAGCATCCTGATTTCTATTATCCTGGCGATGTGCAGACTAACACAACATCAAGATTTAGAGATGCATATCGTATGATTCTTAAGAATATTGATGCAATATCTTTAAGAGCATATGATCTACAAAAAACAGCTTTTACTGGCACTTCTGCAGGAGACAAGCAAGGTTACCTAGATGATGTTAGACTATGGATAGAATCTCTTGCATTAGACATTCACTCAGGTGGTAACCAATACTCCTTGAAGTGGATTAATGAATACTTCTCAGATACAACTACACTTAACTATAGTAGAGCAAGTGCTGAGTTATTATTCATTGTAGAGAAAGCAAAAGACTTATGTCTTGCTGCTATTACAAACCAGTTAACTGGTGTATTCAGTGCAACTAATTCAACCGACGAAGCAACTTATTATGCAGACCTCTCAATCACAGCAGACCCATCACCAGGATCTCCGTATGCGACTCCAGGCAGCAATACAGATAACGCTACTACTGATAATTGCAGCGACGTGCAGTCTGCAATTACTACTATCTGGACATGGCAAAACGAAGCAATAGCTGCAGGTAATCTAAATGATATTCCTACTGAAGTTGAGCCTACAACTTCTATAGGTCAAGAAAAATGTCGTCGTGACTTAGGATTATTCATAGATGCTATTGCTGATGATTTAAGCTCAGGTGGTGAGTTTAATTCTCAAAACTTTGCAGAGCAATATTTTGATACTACTGGTAACTTTATTCTTAACGGATTCTATGGTGAAGTTGCTGAATCACAGACTGCAATATTGAAAGCAAGAGACACAATGTTTTATGCTATCAACAACTTGCTCTATGTAAAAGATATTGGTAACGAAGGATATAACTTAAACGATCCTATAACTTACGGTGGATCTGCTCCTGCACATACTTATGATCCTAATTACTCATCTGGTAATGCTCAGAGTTTAAGTAACTGTGCTGATATTCAACAGAATATTACATTCTTAACTGACATTGTTATCCACTCTGTTACTGCAGAAAATACACATAACCTTACAGGCACAACTTCATATACATCTGAGGGCACAGGAGGTCCTAAGATTACTGGTGTATTTGCTGATCCAGTGCCTCAAGGTAGTCTCAATATTGATGGTGCAAACCTTCTTCTTAATAACAAAGAATTTATTGCTGCAGAAGCACTTCACATTTATAAGACCGCTAATCCAGGATTTACTCCTCACCAAACTGATGCTGATTGCACAGACGATATCAAAGATGTAATTGAAGCGATTGCTTATGATATTAAGTATGGTGGAAACAGTAGAGTATATGATGCTGCAACTTATGCTATTGCTTATGATGACTCTCCTACAACTGCATCACAAGTTAATGGAATATACGCTGAGGCACAGACTATTGCAGGTAGTGTCATACAAAACGGCACAGATACATTTACAGTTGCTAACGTAAACAACGCCACTAGGACATTTGATGTGACAGTCCCAACTGTCACACTGAATGCAGGTGACTCATTAACTTATGTTGGTAACGGTAAGATGGTTGTGGCACCACCACAATTTACACCAACTGGTGCAACATATAATCCTGTAACTGGTGACTTAGTATTAACTATTGGATCTCATAGTATTACTGCAGGTAGATTTGTTTCTATCGCTGCTAATAGTTTGACATTTAATTGCACAATGGATGGTGGATCTTCTAACAAGACATATCCTAGAGCAGGAAAAGATCCATATTATAACAAACCTCTAGAAGTTAAATCTGTTGTTGCAAACACATCTATTACAGTTAACGTTGGTGCATCTCCTGAGATAACATTTACTCCTACTGCTATCACCTACAGTCCATCTAGCGGTGTGATGGTAATGACTATTGGTGAGCACAAATTAGAGACAGGCACTGCTATTAAAATTGCACAAGAATCATTAGTCTTTAGATGCTCTCAAGATAACTATCTAACTGATCATGCTTATCCAAGGACAACTGACCCATACTATGATACTGCAATAACAATTACAGATACAACATCTACTACTATTACTGTAAACGTAGGTGTTGCAACTGCACAAGGTCAGTATGAGCACGTCTTCCAAAGTGCAGCATTTGGTGCTGTTATCACAGGTGGTAACTATACACATACATTTGTAAGTGCTACAAGTAACGCAGTAACATTAGATAACACTGCAGACATTGCTTTAGCAACTTATGACGTTGCAGGAGGCACACTTTCTATTCAACTTGCAGAAAGTTATACTCCAACATTATCTAATGGAGACACAGTAAGATTACACTACTTACACTTTGTATCTAAGACATTTGGTGATTACTTCTATCCTAGATTTGCTGCCACAGGAATACATGGAAAGAGACAGTGGTTTGACACAGATCTAACACCTGTTAATTCAGATACTAATGGTTGTGCAACTGTTGTATCTGCATTTAATACACTTATGAGTGTATACACAACTGCGTATACCAACAACAATATGGCACACGCCACAAGGACTGCTCCTACTGAAAGGACAATCACTGATGGTGGTTATAGTGCAGGTGAAACTCTTCGTGTTACAAAATATGCATTTAAAGATCCATCAAGAGGTTTATTCTTACCTGGCGAAAACCTTAAAGGTGTTACAACTAACGCATCTGCTCCTATTAAAGGATCTAACAATGGTCTTAAGTGGATCTATGGTGGTAACGCTACTGGCACATTCAGTATTGGAGAATATGTAACTAACTCTACTCTAGTTAATTCTAATTGCACCATAGATGATATTACAATATTATCAGCTCTTTCTAATAACACAAAATCAGTTAGAATTCCTAACACTGGACAGATTGTCCAGACAGAAAGAAATGACTTTAAGTTTGGCACAGGTGACTTTACTATTGAGATGAGACTTCGTGCTGACGCAATATCAGGTAATCAAATTATCTTTGATATGAGACGTCCACAAACAACCTCAACAGGTCTAAGTCTAGTATTGAATGGAAGTGGTCAACTTATCCTCGCTAATGGTAGCAGCACTCTTATTACATCTTCAAATACTCTTATTGCACTTAGATGGCATCATATTGCTGTTGTTAGAAAGTCTGCTGTAACTTCAATCTATATTGATGGTGTGCAGCAAACAACTTACAGCGATACAAACACATACGAGTTTGCAAGATTTGCTCTTGGTAAAGATGTTTCTAACGGTCAACAGTTTATAGGTAACCTTGATAATCTTATCGTTAAGAAAGGTGTTGGTGATTATGAAGGTGCTACAATTACTCCTTCTTCAGATCCTGACTTTACTAATAGTAATATTGTCCTTGGTATTAATGGAGAAGCACCATTTGTAGTTTCTACAACTGAGGTATATGCTACACTTACTGGTTTAACCAATTCATCATCTACACTTAAATCTATTGATTATCTCAATAAGCGTATTACTATTGAGGAGGTAGATCTTGGTAGAGAAATTTATAGAGACGCTGCAGATATAATTGATATTAACCGTGATTGGCTTGCTGAGGAAGCAGTTGGAATCATGCAGGCATTCTTCCCTGACTTTACAATACCTGGCGATACTTACGGTGCAGGTGGCACAATGAGTGGCACAAATGTTTGTATTAGAGATACTAGAGATTATATCTTACCTGCTATTGTAAAAGATCTAAGAGAAGGTGGTAACTATAACGTTATCGTTACTGCTCGTTTCTACCGCACAAGAGGTGGTGAAATTGAGTATATTGGTCAAGAGTTACTACAAACTCTATATGCATGGCGTGAAGTTGTAAAACTTTGTAAGTATGTAATTAATACATCTGATACTACCCTCACTGGCACATACACAACTAAACTTCGTGTCCCACATGCACTTACTGGCACAACTCAAGTAGAATCTCAGTTAGATGTATTGGGTGATTATATTGCTGACGTCCTTGCTCCTACTGGACATAGATTTAGAGATGCAGGTGCACTAATCTGGAAGAATAGAGACTACATTGCAGAAGAGGCAGTTGGTTATATTAACGCACTTTATACTAAAACTATTAATAGTGTCCCTGTCCAATTCTTAACTATTCCAAATAATACTAAGTGTCTAAGAGATCTTAAAGATCATGTATTACCTGCTGTGATTGGTGACATCATTATGGGTGGTAATGCTGAAACACAGAAGGTTATTGATAGTTATTTGAATAGTGATAATGAGATTCTTTACATTACTGATGAATTGAATCCAATGATTGATGCGATTCACTATACAGAGATGCTCGCAAAGAAAGCAATTAATAATTTACTCATGTCACCAGGCGAAACTTCTGCTGCTCTTGGTGTTAGTGCAACTTATCAAGATGAATATTACTCACCACAATATACTTCAAGATTAGCATTTAGAGATGAGACAATTACTTACGATCCTAAACAGTTTGACCAAACAAGGACTGGATCTAATAAATTCCTTGATGCTGCAGATTTAATTGATGACAATGCAAGAATAATTGCTAAGGAAGCAGTTTCTACAATGAATGACCTTTCTAAGTATGGATCATTTATTGTGCCAACTGGTAACCCTGTAGATTGTGAAGATGATGTTGTTGACATCTTGGCAGGTGTTGCTCATGATTTACGTCATGGTGGTAACTCTGAAACCTATAGAATTGGTAAACTTTATGTAAGATCTGACGGTGGTATTAAACACATCGAAGGTGAAACAGAAGCATCTAAAGCTGTATTTAAGATTGCTAGAGATATGGCAATCCTAACAATTAGAAATGGATTTGGTCGTGATAGTTTACCTGGTCATAACGAAGTAACTTTCCAACTTTCAAGTTATGAGCGTAATGGTGCATCTAACAATAGAATATATGCTGCTCGTGCTATTGAAAGAAACATTAGATTTATTGCAGAAGAGGCAGTCCGTCGTGGATTAGATCAGTATCCTTCATTAAGTATCAATGGTGGATCTAGTGCATTGTGGACAAAAGAATTCACTCCTACAGATGTAAATTATAATTCTACAAATGGTAAGATGGTCGTTACCATTGGTAAGCATGATATCCAAAGAGGTGACACAGTTAGAGTTACTCCTCTAGGTATTACATTACGTTGCTCACAAGATAACTATGCAACAGATCATCCATATCCAAGGACAACTGATCCTGTATATGAAAAGAATATTCTTGTAGAAGATATATCACAAACAACCATTACTATAAACGTTGGAGCATCACCACAAGGTCAGCAGTATACTCACCAATTCCAGAGTGCACTTGCAGGATCTATTAAGTGGGGTGATGATTTTGGTGGACAAAAACTAACACCTACAAACATCACTTACAACTCTGCAACTGGTGACATGGTAATGACAATTCCTGACCATGTATTCAATGTTGGTAATCGTTTAATGATTGCTCCTAACTCATTGACATTTACATGCAGTCAGGATAATAATGCATCTAATCATTCATATCCTAGGACAACTGATCCTTACTATAATAAGACAGTTGCTGTAACTGCTGTTGGCACTGGGACTGCAAATATTACAAATGCATCATACCAAGAAACAACTGGTATTTTGACAATTACATCTGCAGGTCATGGACTTGTAACTGGAAATAGAATTAAGATTGCAACAGATGGTATTAGATTTACTTGCACACAAGATGGAAACAGCACAAACCACGATTATCCAAGATCTACTGACCCTGCTAATAATAAGTGGTTGATAGTAACTAAGATTGATGATGACAATATTGCAGTTAATGTTTATCCTTCACAAGTTGGACAACAATATCCTCATACATTTGTAAGTGCAACATCTGGTGCATTGATAAAACAGAGTGGCACTGTAACAGTTAACGTTGGTGCATCACCTGCAGGTCAGCAATATACTCATGCATTTGTAAGTGCTGATCACGAAAGTATCGTTGCTGCAGGATCTATCGATTGTGTCCATGACGTTGCTGATGTGCTTGCGTGGCATACATTCAACCTAGAATATGGTGGTGACAACATGGTTGCACTTGGTGCAGGATACTATGTTGAGAATGGAGTTATCCAACATATCGCAGGTGTTGTAAATGAAGTAACTTGGATTACAAATACTGCTAGAGATATTGCCAAGCAAATATACCAAGGCACTACACCTTCCAGACATGCAACAAACGGTGCTGAGTTTGTCCCAATTACTGACATTGAAGATAAGTGGGTAACTGGATCAGGAAATATGAGTGCTGTAAGTGACTCTGATGTAGATACAGAAGTTAATAGACTTATTAGTATAGTTACTGATACTATCAATGATCCTACAGGATCTGATACAACAACATATCCTAATGGTCTATCTGGATCATTTACCCCAACACTACCAAACATCTGGCCAACAAAATATAGTGGAGATGTCCCACTTAGAGATGTATCTGTCACATTTGACAATCAAGCAACACAGTGGAATCAAACCTGTCCTACTCAAGCTGCTGCAATCAATACTTTGATGGCAATTCTTGAAGGTGGTATTGACGCTGCTGTAGCAGGAAATGGTCTTACTTACTATGGCACAACTGTCACAGAGACTGCTCCTACATCACCTACATCTAATCTCTATAATGCAGGTAAGTGTTATGATGTCAAACTAGAGATTGAGAAGAAGTATAAGGTCATGTATGAGACCTTATCAGGTGGATCAACAAGTAATAAGATGGCAGCGAAGATGATTCTCTTCAACAAACCTGCTATTAAGAAGAGAGCATATGATCAAACTGTTGCATTCTATCCTAGTTACGCAGGTGATGCAGACTTTGCAGATCAAATAATTCATGCTGTAATTTATGACCTTGTTACAGGTGGTAATGCTGAGGCATTTGATTCTATTAGTAACTGGTTTGATGGTGATGGAAATATGATTGTCTACACAGGAATTGTTAGGACACATCTAATCTATCATATGACTCGTGTTAGAGAATATTGTAAGTCAATCATATATGCTCCTGACGGTGCAGGTTGGATTCCTTACGTCGCAGATCCTGGACTTTACATTCCTGCTCTTAGAACAGAATGGAATCAGGAAGCAACAGAATTCAATATGGATTCTAGTATTAACGTATTTGAATTTGCACTTGAGCAATCTAAATTCTCTACTGAGGCGAAGACTACATGGATTGCTAATACTGACGTCCACAACAGACACGTTGTATACAACGAAGGATTTGACTGGAATACAGATCCTGCTCTTGTATCTCTTACTCCCACAGTTCGTGCAGGGTATGATAGAGCAGAGTTTAGAGTCAGAATTTACCGTGCTAACTTCTTCAGACGTGGTGATGTTGTACAATACATCCCTGCATCTGGTAGCACACTAGGTGGCACAACAGGTCAATCTTTATATTATATCTTAAATGCTGAGGCAACATTCTTTGAAATAGGTGCTGTCCCAACTCATGATGGTAGATTTAGAGCATTAGAATTTGACGATACTGCAGCATCATCTCATATCTTCCAAGTCCTTGTAAGATCTGGTATCAATAGAGCAACAACAACTTACGGTGATCCTAATGTAGAGACTCCATACTCAGGTGGATTCCTTGATGCTGATGTCCTTTACGGCACACAATCTGATGTATTTTCTGAGATTGGATCACAGTCCTTTAACGAAGCATCTGTCAGAGAAACATTCTTATATGTTAAACTTGGCAACCCATCAGATCCTGGCGTTTCTAAATTCACTAACGGTGAAAATGTATTCAAGTCTGGTGATGCAACTGCTGTAGGTAAGATATTACAGCAAAACTACAACACTGGTAACACAGAAATTATCCTAAGAGTTGTAGATAAGACAGGACCTAACTGGGCAGTTGGAGATACTCTTGTTGGACTAGACAGCTCAACAACTGCAGACATTACTGCTATAACAGATCGTCTACTCCTTAACGTTGATCTTGGTGCATATGCTGTTGGAGATAAGATCTTCAAGAAGGCAGATAACACTGAGGCAGATATCGTATTCTACGATAATAAGTCAGGTGCAATTATCGGTAACGATGGTGGTCGTGTTGTTATGGATGTTGAGACCATTCAATCTGGATGGGAGACTGGTGACATCATCTATGGTAGTCTTACTGACTATATCTTAGATGTTAAGGGTATATACCAACCAGGTGGAGTTGCAGAAGTAAATGATATTATTCACGGCACAGAGGTTATAGAATTAGATCTTGGATCTACATTTATTGAGGCAGGTCTTGCTGCTACATTTGAAGTTGGTGATGAAGTTAGTATGCTTATAGGTACTGTTATTAAGAATCCTGGTTTAACAGCGATCGTAACTAAGTATCAAGCTCCTAATAACAATGTAAGTCCTGTAATACCACATAAGATGTGGATTGGTAATGTCCAACCTGTAGGCACAGGTGCAGCTGTGAGTGAGTTAACAAACTCAGGTATATTCATTGGTAAGTTTGATATAGGCACAAACTTCCCTGTTATCTACTCCAATGTAACTAACGTAACTCAAAACACATATACTTCTTACGCTAAGATTTCTAAGATTGAGCAGCAAGGTATTACTGCAAGAATATGGGTTGAGCAGGCAGTCGGTGATTTTTATGACAACATGACTATTAAGGGTGACGATGGATGGTCAGCTGCTGTATCTGATGCAAGGACATTGGTTGGACGTGTTGATCGTTACTTCAGAGGATTTGACGGTGTGCAGCAAAACTTCTCACTATCTGTTGAGAATGGACAAGCATACTTCCCAGATCCTGCAGGACACATGCTCATCTTCGTTAATGGTATTCTACAACCACCAGGTGCTATTAATGCATACACTGCATTCTCTGACAAGATACAGTTTACAGAGCCACCTGAGATTGGATCTGAGTTTATTGGATACTACGTTGGTAAACTAAGACAACTTGATGATATTGGATTTGAATTTGATTCACTAAGATCTTCCTTTAACTTAAAGTTAGATGGAATCTTCTACTCATTAACATTGACAGAAGGTGTTTCATCTGCAACGATCTTACCAGAAAACAACATACTCGTATCACTCAATGGTATCATACAGGAGCCAGGTGTGTCATATGAGATTGTTGGATCTAGGATAATCTTTGCTGAAGTCCCAAGAGCAGGAGCAACATTCGTTGGATTCTCTTACATTGGATCTGATGCTGACGTTATATCTGCAACTGTTGTCCCACCGATTGAGGCAGGTGACCAATTAGACATCGAGGGTGAAGAATTCCCAAGAGAAGTTGCTCTAATTGAATCTTCTAACTCCTTGATTACATTTGAATATACAGGATCAGTTAAGGGTAGAAACGCAGAGGCACTTGCAAATATTACTAGTGGACAAATTATTTCTGCTACTGTAACCAATCCTGGCGATGGTTATACATCTAAACCTAACGTTGAGATTATCTCCTCTACTGGTTTCGATGGTCGTTTGGTGCCTATGATGGGTATCCAAAGGATCGACGTAAAAGCACCTGGTGGTGGATATTCACTACCTATAGTTGCTGCACTTACAACTGTTGAGGATGACTTTGTTACACCTACAGGATCACCTGTAAATAATGGATTTGACATCTACGCAGGTGAGGGTATTGATCAACAGGGTAATCCAATCGTTGTTGATCCTGGTTTAATTAGAATCAATATCAACCCAGTTAACGTGACTGTTAACCAAGGTCAAACTGCAACATTCACCGTGGTTGCTGACTTTGTAAGGGCATCCGATGGTCAACTAAATACTACTACACTTAACTATCAGTGGCAGAAGAAAGACTATGGCACAACTGTCTGGTCTAACATTATTGGTGGAAACCAAGCAGCATATCCTACTAACTTTACCACACAACAAGATGATGGTGATGAATACAGAGTAGCGATAACTGCAGCGGGAGCAACACCTGTTTACTCCTTCTCCGCTATCCTATCTGTCCAGATCGGATCCACGGTGATCTCTAACTTCACTCCTGATCAAATCTTCGACGACGCATGACCGCTACAGCAACATACACGTCAGCAACTAAACAACTTGCCGTAACTGGTGATGGTCTACCTGATCCAGTAAGTTATGGCACGTTTCCTAATCTGAATAATCCTAATGCGGTTACAGAGCAGGCATTTGCACATACGTTTAGATATCGTGGTGGTGAGTTTGGTGTTGAGAGGACATTTGATGATAACACATACTTCCAAAGTGGATTTGTTATCTCTGTAAATATATCAGTTAATGACAATGCTTTATTTGCTGCCCAAACTATTGCTCCTGGCGATCATCTTTTCTTTATCTTTTCTGACGGTAGGAAACAACGATTTATATTTAGAGGGACAACATTTACGTCCATTGCAGGGGAATGCTGGCTCGCCACAGACCAAAGATTAGATCTTATTGTTGCAGATTCACAAACAATACCAACAGGCACATACACATATTATGATCAAAGAAATGGACGTATAGAAACTCCTCTTGGTGCTATAGGTATTGCTGCAAATGGAGTTGTATTCTATAATCCCAGTGCAGGTGCAGGTGGTAACCCTCCTGTAGGATTTCAATGGAATGCACATTATCCTAATTCACCTGTAGATTTTGGTGAAGATTCTTGTGGTGGACACCCAGAATCAACAGGACAATATCATTATCATGATACTCATTTTATAGATTGTTGGAAGCAGAATTCTGCTATGGCAAACTATAATGACTACTATGGTAGTAGTCAGTTTAATGGTGACAATATGCGTCACCCTGATGGTCATAGTAAAATCTTAGGATATTGCTTTGACGGATTTCCAGTATACGGACCTTTTGGATATGACGTGCCGTTTACTGCATCACAAACAACTCGTTTTATGTCCTCGAGTTATAGGACAAGAAATATTGAAATAGCAGGAAGACCTGATTATGGCACTACTGCACAAAACCCTCCTGCAGGATCTTTAGTGCAGGACTGGGAATATATTGATGGTCTAGGTGATTTAGATTTTCACAATGGTAGATACTGTGTAACCCCAGAATTTCCAAATGGGACTTATGCATATTTTATATCTATTGACTCTGTAGGAGAAGCAGCATTCCCATATATGGTTGGGAATATGACTAGAGAGAGTATAAATCAACCTGCAAACAATGGAGCAGCAGCACCTCCTGCACAAGAAGGTGGAGACGGTGGAGCACCTCCTGTTACACCTACACTGCAAATTACTGCACAACCTCAAAGTGCTACAGCATCTGTCAATACAACTGTTACCTTTACAGTCCAAGCAAATGTTTCTCCTATACCAGGACCTATTTCATATCAATGGTATAGATCAACTGATGATGGATTTGCATATGCACAAGTTACTGGTGCAACAAGCAACTCACTATCATTTACTGCGTTGGGATACATGTCCAACTACAAGTATAAAGTTGAATTACGAGGACCTGCACCCGCTAATAATGCAAGTAACTCACCACTAATGTCTAACGTTGCAACGTTATCTGTATCAGGAATAGGTGGTGGACAAGGCGATACTGACTTCTCATCTACCGCAGTGAAGTATGACACCACGTCAGTTACATACGATGCAACCTAAATAACACTGTAGAAAACTACCTACCATGGCTAAGCAAAATCTAAATGTTGGATCAGCTGCGAATGACGGCACAGGTGATACCCTGAGAGATGGTGCTATCAAATTAAATAGCGTCATTGATGAGTTATATACTAACCTAGGAAATGATACCAACTTACAAGTTAATATCGGAGCACCTGTCAATGATCAAGTGTTGCGATGGACTGGCACTGCGTTTACAGAATCACACTTCGATTCTCTAAGTGCAGACCTTAATGTTAAAGCATTTAAAATTATTTCTGAAAGTGCAGGCAATATTGTTATCGAGCCAGATACAACAGGAGATATTGAATTCAAAGCAGGTAGTCAAGGTAGTAGAAAGGTATATGTAGATGGTGCAGATGGATATTTAAAGTGGACATCTCCTTATGCATTATTGAGCGATCTTCCTGATGTCACTGCACATCAAGGTATGCTTGGATATGTAAATGGCACAGGAAAAGCATATGTTGCACACAGCAGTTGGACACAACTTCTCGATGCCACTGATGGTATTTCTATACTAACTGACGTAGATACTACAGTAAATGGAGGACCTTCTGACGGTCAAGTATTGAAATGGAATGGCACATCTTCAAAATGGGAGCCTGCTAATGATGAAACAGCAACAGGTGGCGGTGGCACAACACAAAACCTATTTGAAACATTTACAGGTGATACTGGCACAACAACAGCGTCTGCTGCAAATGACACATTTAATATTGTAGGTGGCACAAACATCTCCACTGCATTGGTAGGAGATACACTTACAGTTACTATGACAGGTGCACTTGGTGATCCTGACCAGAATTTGTTTGAAACATTTGGTGCTGATAATGGCACTACAACTGCTACAGTAACTACAGACACCCTTAACTTCTTAGGTGGCACTGGTATTAGCACTAACCTCAACGCAGGTGCTATTACTATAACAAACGATTCACCTAACATTGTGCAGAATGTATTACAATCTGTATCAGGTGATAGTGGAAGTTATACTGCTGTTGCAAGTAACTCTGGATTTACTATTGCAGGTGGCACAGGTATCACAACTGCTGTTTCAAGTAACACTCTTACAATTACAAACACTGCATCATTCCCTTCAGCAAGTGAGAATGATAACTTAGTCTATGATGGATCAGCATGGATTGCGAGCGAATCTCCAACTATTAGTTTCATAATCACTAGTAATGCAACAGCTGGTTATAGATTTGATGGTGGTGGTTTACCAACTGGATCTGACAATCCTACAATATATGTCTATAGAGGATTTACTTATAGATTTAATAACACAACAGGAGGATCACATCCATTTGAAATTAATGTATCTCAAAATGGATCTGCAGTCAGTGGTGTTAGTGGATCTCAATCAGGAGTCCAATTCTGGACAGTGCCACAAACATTGAGTGCAGGCACAACTTACAAGTATCAGTGTGGTATTCCATCACACGTCAACATGATAGGTGACATAGTAGTAGTATGACACGTACAGTTCCTGGCTCTGGTGCAATTATTAGACCCGAATTCAACAGTGTGTTTGGAGTCAGGGCGATTTTTGTCGAAAGTGGTGGGGACGGATATGATGCTAATGACCCTCCAAAACTGACTATACAGAATGCAGGGACACCTCTAAGAGAGGCAGTTTTAAGACCTATAATCCAAGACAATAGAATACTTGCTGTTGAGATCTTAGATCCTGGCGAAGGATATGACCCTCTACGTTTAAAGATCGAATCAACAGATCCAGGTAATCTTGGTGCACGAGGCAAAGTTTTTTTGAATGCAACTGGTGGAATAGACTATATCCAGATGACAACTCTGGGTGATAATTATTTTGACGGCACTAGTGCTGTTATTGAAGGTGGCGGTGGCTCTGGATCAGAATTAGTCCCTGTTACTGGTGGTGTGACAGGTCTGGTTATTACCCGAGAAGGTAGAAACTATGACCTCAATGATGCTAACGTTGTTATATCTGGTGGTGGCGGTGGAGATGGTGCTACAGGTACAGTTACACCCAACCAGTTTGGTAAGGTTACATCAATTACCCTAACTAACCAAGGTGAATTTTTTGAGACTGCACCTATTGTGCAGATTATTGGTGGAGGTGGTAGAGGAGCAGCAGCAAGTGCTGATATTGACTTGGGTGCCATTACTAGTATAGATCTATCTAACCAAGGTAATGGGTATACTAATAGTCCTAAAGTTATATTTGCTAGAGATACCAATCTCATTCGTAGGCAAAGGAATAGACAATCTCTTAATAGTGTCGTTTATAATCTTACTGGTCTCATTTCAGATGTGGCACCAAGTGATAGCACCATTAATGTCGAGACTACTGCAGCGTATCCAGGCTCAGGTAAATTCTTGGTCGGGAAAGAAATCGTCAGATATACAGGTAAAACTGCAACCTCCTTTACTGGACTTGACAGGGGTGTCAACTTTAGATTTGATCAAAAGGTTACTCTTGACAACTTGCAAGACAATGCTCAAGGGGTTTCTCAATATTCGTTTGCGGTTACCGACCAAGTAAAACGTTTTGTTGCTAGTGCGACAAGTAGGGTTGCTATTGTATATGATTGGGATCCTATTGCTCATGAGTTATATCTAACATTTGAGGTTGACGAATTAGCATTTATTGATGGTGGTAACTCTGCTGACAAGACTGCATCTATACAGTTTGTTGGTGGTAGTGCACAATCTAGTGGCACAGGTGTATCACCACACGTTATTATAGACAGTCCAGGTAACGATATTGTTACTTTTACTGATCCGTTATCAGCAATCTTAAACAAAGCGTTTGAAGATGACGATGAATTAGACGGAGCAGGTGACGGTATTATTGACCTCGTAAATACTGGCACAGAATTTGAGAATGATACAAACCTAGATGGTGGTATAGCATCATCTAAATATGGTATTGAGGAAGAATTAGGTGGACAAAATATCACCTTATTCCAAGCAGCGGATAAACTATACGACGGAGCAAACCCACCGCAACTTGCAACAGTAGTTACAGCGGGAGTTTTGGGTGATGGAGACACTCATTTATCTCTTGGTGCAATCTCTGTTAGAGATAGAAACGCTTCTGCATATGCTGTTGATGAGATCATAACAGGTCAATCTAGCGGTGTTACTGCAACCTTTGTAAGTATTACTGCAGGGGAAAGGACAGGAGAATTCATCTTAAACGTAAAGAATATTACTGCATCTAACACAGCAAGTAAGTTTGCTGCAGGTGAAACTATACAAGGTCAAGGATCAGGTGCAACAGGTGTGCACATCTTTACTGAGTATACAACCAGAGTCCGAAATGAGGACGATTAAAAACTCCATAAATAAAGTATGGGAGACCTATAACTAAATGGCACTACTAACCGACCAGTTTAGAATTTTTACTGCCAAGAGATTCATTAAATCTCTGGAAGGTCCTGACTCGGCTCAATCCGATCTAGCAGCAGGAGCATCTAGAGATAGACTGTATGTATTCATTGGCAGACCTCAAAGCTGGGATAATGAGAATGACCCACCCGATCCAACGGATTCGCTACAGGAATTTGCTGACAACTTTTCTGACATGATCTCCCTAAAGAGAGTTTTAGCAAATGACACAATACAAGTTGTAAGAAGAATAAACTGGATTCCTCCTGAGCAAACTACTGGTGGATTAGGTTACGTCTATGACATGTATAGACATGACTATTCTGCTACAAAGACTGCTGCATCAGGTGCTACTAAACTTTATGATGCAGACTTCTATGTTGTTAACTCATCTTATCAGGTATACAAGTGTATATTCAACGGCACGTCTCCTGGTGATCCTAACGGAAAACCTTCCACTGTTGAGCCTACAGGTACTTCAACATCTATCATCACAACTGCTGATGGTTATCGTTGGAAATATCTCTATACTATTCCTGTTGGACAAGTTTTAAAATTCTTCTCTAATGAATATATGCCAGTGTTGGAAGATACTGCTGTTATCTCTGATGCTGTTGGTGGAGAGATTGATACGGTTATTATCGGATCTTCAGGTACTGGTTACAACAACGGCACCTACGAAAACGTCCCTATTAAAGGAGACGGTATTGGTGGACGTGTATCACTAGTGGTTGACGGTGGTAAACTTGTTACTGCTACTGTTACATCTGGTGGATCAGGATATACATTCGGGACAGTTATCATTGATGAGATCAACGGTATCGGAGCAGGAGCAGGATCTGGTGCATCTGTTGAAGTTATCATTCCTCCATCTGTAGGTCATGGTGCAGCACCTGACACAGAGTTAGGTGGATATAGGACAATGATCAACACCAAGTTTACATACGCTGAGGGATCAGGTGACTTCCCAACTGATAACGACTATCGTCGTATTGGTTTGTTACTTAATCCATTTAGATATGGCACAAATGAATTGACTGCAGAATTAACTTTGTCAGGTACAAAGGCAGTTATATTCTCTCCTACATTTACAGGTAACTACACAACTGACGAGATCGTAACACAATCTAGGACAGTTGGTGGACAGCAGGTAACTGCTAGAGGTCGTGTTGTTTCATGGAATAGCACAACAAAAGTATTGAAGTATTACCAGAATAGAATCGACGGTATTTTCCCTGAGATTACTGGTAGTTTGACTGAGTTTGATGGAGGTAACCCAGTTGTGGGATCTATCTCAGGTACATCAGGTGACCCAGACATCAACTTCCCTATCGTCTCTGGATCCTCTACCAGAGTGATTAACAACACTGAATATGATTTGGGTATGGCATTTACTAACGGTTATGCAGATCCAGAGATCCAACCAAATAGCGGTCGGATTATTTACATAGATAATAGAGGACCAATCACTCGTGCGGGCGACCAAATTGAGGATATCAAAGTCGTAATCGAATTCTAACGATGCCACAGAATACCAACCTAAACATTAGTCCATATTTCGACGACTTCGATAAAGATAAGAATTTTTATCGAGTGCTCTATAGACCTGGATTCCCAATCCAAGCAAGAGAGCTAACAACAATGCAATCGATTCTACAGAATCAGATTGAGAATATGGGTCAGCACTTCTTTAAAGAAGGTGCAATGGTCATACCTGGTCAAGTAGGTTATGACTTAAACGTACAAGCAATCGTCTTACAACAAGCATTCTTGGGAGTAGACGTTGAGACATATCGTACTCAACTAAGCGGAAAGATTATATCTGGACTTACATCTGGTATTCGTGCAAAAGTCCTATATTCAATCCCTGCTACTGAATCTACTAGAGGATACATTACACTATATGTAAAGTATATTGACTCTGGTGACACTGTATCTGAGACAAGCGTCCGTGGTTTCCAAGAAAACGAGCAGTTAATATCTGAGTCTGAATTAACTTTCGGCACAACTCTTATTGAGATTGGATCACCATTTGCTCAGTTACTACCTGTTGATGCAACTGCAGTAGCTGCTGTAGCATATATTAATGAAGGTATATATTTTATTCGTGGACATTTTACAAACGTCCCTAGTGCTTACATTATTCTTGACCAGTATACAAACAATCCGTCATACAGAATTGGTCTAGAAGTATCAGAATCTATTGTTACCCCAGAAGATGATACGTCTCTAAACGATAATGCTGCAGGCACATCAAACTATTCAGCACCAGGTGGACATAGATTTAAGATATCTACTACACTTGTTAAGAAACCAATTACAGATGAGACTGATAAAAACTTCATCGAATTGGTTAGAATCAGAAATTCTAAAGTTGAGCAACTTGTTAATACAAGTGCTTACTCACAACTTGAAAAGTCACTTGCGAGAAGGACATACGAAGAGTCTGGTGACTATGTAATTGACACATTTGATGTCAGTTTAAGAGAGCATCTTAATGATGGTTTCAATCATGGTGTATATTCACCAGGTCAATCATCTAGAGAAGGTCAGGCAGCATCGGAAGAATGGGCTGCAATCGAGGTATCACCAGGTCGTGCATATATTAAAGGTTATAGGACAGAGTTTCTAACACCTCAGTATGTTGATCTACCAAAACCAAGAGATTTTGAAGCAATTCAAAACACTATCATTCCTTTAGAATGGGGTCAGTATGTAAAAGTATTCGACGTATATGGATGGCCAAACTTTACTGGTGAAGGTGTCCAAGATGCTTACCAAATTGTAGATCTATATGACGGTTGGGGTCTTAATACTGGTGCTAGTATATCTGGACAAAAAATCGGACGTGCTCGCTGTGTGCAACTACAGAAATCGGGAGCAGGTATCTTCGACATGTATATGATGGATATCCAGATGTATACAGGTCTCAACTTTGTTGCAGGTAATACTACTGTCTCAACAGGTGATAAACTTATTGGACGTATATCAGGTGCAACTGGATTTGTAACTTCTGACTTTTCTGGCACAAGAGTTTCTCTAGAGCAAGTATCGGGTAACTTTGTTGATGGTGAAGTAATCACTAGAGATGGTAGAGTTGTTGGCACATTGGATGCTGTCCATACATACAAAGTTATTGACGCAAGATCTGCTGTAGGTTATAACGCATCATCTATTGTAAGTTTCCTTGCTAACTTCTTACTTAATGATAGACAAGCGATCAGAGGTGCATCTATTACTGTTGATCTAAACGGATCTCCCCCTAAGATTACAGGTACAAATGGATCTAAGTTTGAGCAAGACCTCAGACCAGGTGATGTATTATGCCCTGATGGATTATCATCTCCTGAGGGTGAAAAAACTTTTGTGATTACAAAAGCAGTTAAGAATGCTATCAACCTAACATCTCAAAACAACACAGGTGTTACACCTTATGTCTTTGATTATCAAGCACAGACTGCTACAGTTGATACTAGTCTAACAAAAGGATCTATAGCTGATGGCACATATACAACTGTTGTAAGATATAGACCATATCTATATGGACAAAATATACCTGCAGGTCAGTTGTCTCAAGATATGCCTAAGAAGACAATCAAATCTATTAGTGATGAATCATTCTTTGTCTTTAGGACGTTTGATAACAAGACTGTTGTATCAGGTGGTTTAACTGTTGCACTTCCAGAATCTGAGCAGTTTGCTGCGTTAGATGATGATAATTATATTCTTACTATCCTCGCTGAGGGAGGATCTGCATATTCTGTAGGACAAAACTTAGACATTGAAGCACTTTCAGACTCAGGTGCATTGTCAGTTACTTATGGTGCTGACAGACAGTCTATCACTATTGGTGGTTTGACAAATGTTACCACAGTTAAGTTGACTGCACTGGTATCTAAGAATATTGTTTCTAGAAAAATTAAAACCGCATCTAAGATGCGTGCTATGAAAATCACTAGGACTGCAAAACAACAAGACGTCCAAAGATTTGGTCTACTATATGGAGGACTTTATGGCACAAGAATCGAAGACACTGAGATCTCATTCGGTCTCAACGATGTATATAAACTCCACGCAGTCTATGAATCCTCAGATGACAACCCTCCCAAGATACCTTACATTGTACTCTCAGAGGCAACTTTCTTTGCACCTGGCACAGTTATCACAGGAGGCACAAGTGGAGCAAGAGCAATAGTTGTATCATTTATCAACTCAACTCTAAGACTTTATAATGTTGATCTTAACGGCACACAGTTTAGTCCTGGCGAAACAGTAACAGGTGTAGACACTGATAATAACGTATTGACTGCAACTATTGATGATGCTGACGGATCTGTTGAAAAAGGATCTAAAGTTATCACAAATCAATATGAATTAAATCAAGCACAAAACCCATTCTTCTATGACGTATCACGTCTAATAAGAAAACCTGGCACAACTCCTCCAACTAGACAGTTGATGGCAGTGTTTGACTACTTCATTCATGAAGCATCAGGAGATTATTTCTCTGGTCAATCATATACTGGTATAGAATTTTCAGATATTCCTTCACCTATACTTAAAGGATCTAGTCAAACTGTTAGAGATCAGATTGACTTTAGACCTGCAGTTGGTGAATTAGCAACAGGACAAGGTACAGTTGGTAGTCCTTTCGAGGTTACTTGTGCAACTCTTGACTTTGATGCAAGACAATTCTCTACTACTGGACAGGGTGCAGGTGCTGCAGCAGCAGCGACATTGTTTGATATTCCTAAGGCAGAAACAGAATTCCGTTGTGACTTTGATTATTACCTACCTAGGACAGATAAACTATTCCTAACTCACGATAACAAGTTACAGTTACTTAAAGGTAATTCTTCCGAAGATCCACAACCACCCGACAATATGCAAAATGCTATGTGTCTAGCGACATTGAAGCATAGAGCATACATGTTTACACCTGAGCGTGACTCAACAATTAACCAAGAAATCATCAAGCGTTATACGATGAAAGACATTGGTGATATGGAGAAACGTCTCACCAACGTTGAATATTATACTGCATTATCTTTACTAGAAGTTAAAGCAGAAAATACCGCTTCTTATGACGAGAATGGTTTTGATAGATTAAAGAATGGTTTTGTTGTAGATGACTTTACTGATCATAAGATTGGTGATGTTAATAGTGCAGATTACAAATGCTCTCTAGATTTCAAAGAAGGAATCTTAAGACCTTCTCACTTTACACAGAATGTCCCTCTAAAAATTAACCAAACAAAATCAACTAATGTTACAACAACTCCTGCAAACATTTGCATGCTACCATATACAGATGTTGAAATCGTTAAGCAGCCCTATTGTTCGCGATCCGAGAACGTTAACCCATTTAACGTCTTTACTTTCATCGGGCGTATTGATCTTAATCCTACATCAGACGACTGGATCGAAACAAATAGACTTCCAGCTAGAGTAGAGAATGTAGAAGGAGATTTCTCATCAGTACAGAATGAGTTAAACATTGATCCTAATACAGGTTTTGCACCTATCCAATGGGGTGGTTGGGAAACTAACTGGGTTGGAGAAAGTTTAATCTCTACAGATACCATCATCAACAGGACTGGTAGTCATAGTGGTGGAGGTACTTGGGTCGGCACAAGACATCAAGGTCTTGAATTTATTCACGAAAGACGCACATTCGCAGTCACAGAGAATCAGTCTAGACAAGGTATTAGGACAAGAATTGTACCTAAGATTGAAAGAAAATCTATGGGTGACACAATATTATCACAGACTGCTGTCCCATGGATCAGATCTAGAAACATTGCATTTGATGTTTATAGAATGAAACCAAGGACTAGAGTATATGCATTCTTTGATGGAGTTGATATTACAGCATACATTACACCTAAAGTAATTGAGTTAAACAAGACAGGTAGTAACAGTAATATCATCAACGAAGTTGTAACTGCACCAGGTGCTAATACATTTAACCAACCTTCTGACAGCACGATTGATAACAGTAATCAAATACCATTTGTGGTAGGTGAGACTGTTGTTGGTATTGAGAGTGGCGTGAAGATAAAAGTTGCTGCAGCAGATGATGCTTATGTAACTACACCATATGGTACAGGTGCTGCAACATTACCTTCATCATATGCATCTAACACCAACATATTAAATATTGACGTCGATGAGATGGCGTCTACTGCCAACGGTGAATTCCAAGGTAACATTAAAATTGGTGAATTGCTTGTAGGTCTAACATCAGGTGCTGCTGCATACGCTAAAGACCGTCGTCTATTGACTGATAACGTTGGTAACTTTAAAGGCACTTTCTATATTCCATCTCCTAAAATTGACTCCAACCCACGTTGGTCAACAGGTACAAGGACTATTAGATTGACAACTAGTGCTTCAAACGAAAGGACACCTGGCACAGTTGACTCATCTGCTGACGTAGAATACAGAGCAACAGGTACATTGCAGACTGTTAGAGAAAACATTCTTGCAATTAGAAATGCTGAAATTGTCCGTGACACAGTTAGTGATGAAAGAGTATTAACAAACTCTACTAGGACTGAGACTAGACAGATTGGTTGGTATGACCCTCTTGCACAATCATTCATTGTGGATGAAGAAGGTGGTATTATGATTACCTCTGTTGATCTATTCTTTAGGACTAAGGACTCCAACATTCCTCTTTCTATGCAGATAAGGACTATGGAGAATGGTAATCCTACTAAAGATATCTTACCTTTATCTGATATTACAGTTAACGCTGCAGATGTTGAGATATCAGAAAGTGGATTGATTCCAACAAGATTTACATTTAGATCTCCTGTTTATATTAAACAGTCGGTTGAATATTGTTTTGTATTACTATCTGACTCTAACGAATATCAAGTCTGGATATCCAGAATGGGTGACGTAGAAAAATCAGGTAACAGGACAATATCTGAGCAACCATATGCAGGTGTGTTATTCAAATCACAAAACGCATCTACTTGGACTGCTGACCAGTATGAAGATCTTAAATTTGTTATTTACAAAGCGGTATTCGATACTAGTACTGTAAGTCAATTAACGTTGAACAATGCTCCTCTGGACTTAGGTAATGGTGGTAAGATTGTATTGAGAACTGATCCAATACAAACATATCAACCAGAGTTACAACTAGTAATGAATGCTGTAAACAGTGTTTTACCTTATACAGTTGGTGCTCGTGTGTATCAGAAAACAACTCTTGCACAAGGAACAGTTAAGGAAGTTACAGA